TAATTTTGTTCCAATACCATTTTATGGAAAAAATGACGAAATAAACACCGCAACCAGTATTGTCGATTTCTACAGAACCAACAAAACTTCGCATATACTACTGTCCTACATGGATGAATTGTCAGATAAATAGACGATGAAAATAGTCAGGTAAGAATACCAATAAATACCAGTTCAAAAAAATTTGCATTTTGTTATGATCAAAATGCAAACAAAATATCCACAGCCCATATTCCAGCATCTAAGAACCCGCAACAGAAACTTTCACAGAAGAAATTGGATAAATGACATATTCCCAATCAAGATAATTGCAAATCTTCTTCCAGATGTCGTACATAGATTGCAGTTTTTTCTGATCTTTTATCATAGGTATATACGGTAAGTATTGGTACTGTCCGACTAACACACACAACTGGTATAAAACGAAAGTATAGTTGAAGAAATTGGTTCGGTCCGGAGGACAAAACATGGTCCATGGTAGACGGGTTTCCATGAAAAGCACGCATAGAGTGTCGACCAACTCCTTGTCCATTTGAGGTGGTTCGATACCGAGAATGGAATTGATGAGTTGGATGTGTTCGAAATATTTCGTGTATCCCAGGGTCTTCAGAATGTCGCGCATTTTGTCGTAATCGAGTTCGGACAAGTCCGATATGCGTTCTTTGCGGATACGGTTGGATATATCACGTACTACTTCATCTGGGATCTTGGTGGTCTCTTTGGCCTGGAATTGCGACAGGATTTCCTTGAAATGCACGAAACGGTCATAGGCCGAATAAGATACTTCATTGGGAGCTTCATTGTTGTAGTGTTTCAGAGTGTTTACATATTGAATGATAAAATGTCCACAGTTATGACAGTTATAGGTACCGTCCTCTTCGTTGATTACATATTCTCCCATGCCACAGTTTTCACATATCTCACTGACCAATATGTAGTCTTGCACAGAAGGTATTTCATTGCACACATTTTTCCAATAAGTATGTATGTCATGGCGATATGTCGAAAAGGTGTTTTTCTTGGCGTTTCGGTCACGGTTACGAGCAGCTGTGAAGAAATCAGTAGCAGCATTGTTACGCTCTTCGGTGATCTTATTGGAACTTGCCTTTTTGTTCTCGAAATACTGAAAAATGAAGGGCGCATTGTCGGAAATATACTTGGACTTTTGTCGTTCCCAGTCCGCAATTTTCGTCTTTATTTGGTCTAATTCATCTGTTAGATCATCTGCTTCTAGGCCGCGGCGATTGCGCAATAGGCGTTTTATTTCCGCGCATCTTTTTTGCCATTGTGGTAATAACTCCACTTCGGTTTCGCGGAATTTCTGCATCATCTCTTTGTGCTTTTCATCCACTGATTTAAAAGTATGCTCCGGAATGTATACCTGTTTTTTCTTTTTTTTTGTGTGAGACAATGGCTGTGGAATTGGCAATGGCAAATGGTCATGGACCAAGAACAATTGTGGATTAGATGTTTTTTGAATAGTATTTTGCAAATTTGATTGCGAATTTACGCGCGAATTCATGATTATTATTTTCTGTAATATTAAAGTGATGTTTGTATTTTACTTGTATTACTTTGAAATATAGTAAATGACTATAATCGCTAAACTTAAATAAAAACCGGAATCAAACGCAATAAAAATGGACGGCTTACGTTTTACTAAAATGAACTATATTAGCAAGAGATTTTATGTTGGTTGGTTTTGACGCGAATTTCATTGCCCTAAACCTCCTAAACCTTGGTCGATTCCTAAATCAAACGCAACGATCGGTTCCACGTCTATCCATTTTTGCGATTTTTTCTATGATCTTTTCGATAATCATTATCAAAAATAATACTCATTCCCGAAGGACTATGATTCAAAACTGACAATGGAGAGGAATCCCGAAAAACTGTTCGAAAGTCGCCTCCAGGTCAGAAGTTTAGGAATTTCGGCTTCGGGAAGTATATATTCATCTGAATTTTAGACGAATAACCCAAAATGGCTGGAGCACTCATGCAAATCGTAGCTTACGGTGTTCAGGACCAAGCCTTAACCGGCTCTCCTGACGTCACCTTCTGGAAAGTCAGTTTCCGCAGACACACAAACTTTGCCATGGAAAGCATTGAACAAATCTTCCAAGGCCAAGCCGACTTCGGTCGTCGTGTCACTGCCATCGTTTCAAGAAACGGTGATTTAATGTACCGCACATACTTACAAGTCACCCTTCCTGAAATCAACCAAACCATGGCTGCATCTGGAACCCCAGGAGTCTATGCCCGTTGGTTAGACTACATTGGAGAACAATTAATCTCCACCGTCGAAGTCGAAATTGGTGGTCAACGCATTGACCGTCAATATGGTGATTTCATGCACATCTGGACCCAACTCACCATGACCGAAGAACAAAAACGTGGATACTACAAGATGATCGGTCACACCACCCAATTAACCTACATCACCGACCCAACCTTCGCCAACATCAATGGACCATGTACCGCCAGCGGTGGACCAGGACAAGTATGCGCACCAAGAAACGCATTACCTGAAACCACCTTATACATCCCATTACAATTCTGGTTCTGCAAGAACCCTGGACTTGCATTACCACTTATCGCCTTAAAATCTGTAGGGCAGAAAAGCATCCATCCTGAAGCATCCGAGAACTGCTTTGGGGAAAAAATGTTGTGGTCTCGGGATTTATCTATGATGAATCAGACCCAGGTGCTAGTCACCTGTTGCTAAAGCAACAGGCGGCGACAAAACCAAATTGCGGGAAGTTCCTAAAGACGCTGGCTACCAAACTTTAATAGAAACATTAAAGTGGCTGAGAATAGAACTCAGGTATGGTAAAAATGCCACGTATGTAGAAATCGAAAAACATATAGATTTCTTAAATGGATAATCCGCAGCCAAGTTCCTAAACTCGTTATGATAAGAGCACGGAAAAGGTTCAACGACTAAATGGTTTTGGGTCATAGAAGTCTAATCAACTTTGAAATGGCTTAAGATATAGTCTAGCCCCCAGCTATGTTCTCTAATAATTAGGTTGATTATTACGAGAATGCTGATAAATACCTCGAAAGAGGGGGTACAAGTGGTTCGTACAGTACCACGAAGTCAAATTCAACCTTGACATTCGTCCATTAGGTGAATGCTTATGGGCCGTAAACACATTAAACTCATCCGACGGATCAGATGTTTCATGCAAAACTGCATACCAACAATCACTTGTTGCTGCTTCCCTTTACATTGACTACATCTTCTTAGATACCGATGAACGCCGCAAAATGGCACAAAACCCACACGAATACCTCATCGAACAACTTCAATTCACCGGTGATGAATCCGTCGGTTCTGCCTCCAACAAAATCAAACTTAACTTCAACCACCCAACCAAGGAACTTATCTGGGTTGTCCAACCAGATTCCAACGTTGACTACTGCTCAGCCACCCAAGGAGGAAACCCATTATTCTATGCCCTTGGTGCCCAACCATTCAACTACACCGATGCCATCGATGCTCTTCCAAACGCCATCCATGCATTCTCTGGACCTGCTGAAATCGAAGGAACCGCTGCCTTCATCAACGCATCTGGATTATTCCAAATGCCTGGTGCCATGGACGCCACTTCCGGTATTGCTGGAACTGGAGGACACTGGGCTGCTTCATCATACCTTCCATTCCAACCAAACCAAACTGCTGGAAAATCCACCGGATCAACTGTATCTGATGCTGGTGCCTTCGTCTTAGCCGAAACCGCTTTAGACATGCACTGCTGGGGTGAAAATCCTTGCGTTACCGTCAAGCTTCAATTAAACGGCCAAGATCGTTTCTCTGAACGTGAAGGAACCTACTTCGACCAAGTCCAACCATGGCAACACCACACCCGTGCCCCAGACACCGGTATCAACGTGTACTCATTCGCAATTAAACCAGAAGAACACCAACCATCTGGCCAATGCAACTTCTCACGTATCGATAACGCCACCTTACAAATGGTACTTTCATCCAACACCGTTGCTGGAACTGCCACTGCCAAGGTACGTGTCTATGCCATCAACTACAACGTCTTAAGAGTCATGGCAGGTATGGCTGGTACCGCCTATGCCAACTAAGCGTACGGAAGCGTCAGCTAATCCGACCATTTCATTCATTATACACCTTAGAAAACCACAAAAATATATACACATCTATTAAAACATAAAAATCATAAAAATCGTATCATTTTTTCTGTAAACATTTCACATATCCCAATTACAAAACTAGAATTATAAATAAAACCCCATAAAAAATAAAAAAATCAAAAACTCAATAAAAAAATAAATAGATTCAAATGAATCAATTTATTACTCGTTTTTATTTTATAATTCACACCACAACACCCACATCAAAAATTTATAATGCACATCCAGAGTCAGATGTGTTTCCTCCACGTGAACGCATGGCACGAGCTTGGTCTTCGGTTAAACATAATGGACCGCCGGAAGCAGTGACACCGAATGAGCTAGTTGCACAAGTTGGACCACGAGTATCGTCTAAATATTTCTCTAATCTCCATTCTGGCTTATCTTCTTTGAATGGTGCAGAAGCAATAAAGCCTTCGCTGCCGGGTTTGCTCATTTTTGATGGAGGAGCGGCCATAGCGGAATTGCTGGATGCGCTGGCGGCGGTTTTGGCTAAATTTCCACCGAAATTGTATCCGTGATATCCACTTCCCGAATAGCGAGTTGTATTGGACATGACGGATAAGAACACGAAAAGTACTAATAATCCAAGACCGACATACATAAATTGTTTTTTATTAATAGCTGGTGCCATTTTCTGTTTGAATTAGCAATATACAATACTGGTAGTACCAATATCATTTCCACCCATCCGGTGGCGACCACCGGGCCCATCCGGCACTAAAAAACATCTAAACACTCTTCTTTTTGGATACCAAACTCCGCATATCCGCGTAACCACCTAAGCATCTAACTACTTAGTTGTATAGCCACATTAATACAGATCCTCGAAGATCTCCTCTTCTGTAATCTTCGCACCGTATCTTCAACCCTACTCCGAAACAGATAAAATGGATCCACGCCAATATCAACAAACGCTAAACCTACAACAACTCATGTCCGCTTCGAATGACGGAACACAACATGACAACACTGAATACATTCGCCAAAGTAAAATAAGCCAAACGGTCAGAACAGAAGTGGATAAATTACTTGCGCTAAAAGCCGCCACTCCTGTTGAGAAACATTCCCAAGACGAATTCTTCCAACTCTGTATCCAAGAATGTGGATATCTACACAGCACCCAGTTGAGTATTTTCTACCGCATTATCCGTGACGAGCTAGATATATCACTGCTTTACCGTATGTTGGATGCTCTTAAATCCATCGAAGACGGCGAAACAACGCAACACGAAGCGTCGGTCAATGTTGGACAAATGGCCACGGATTTGTTCGTCGGTTCCGCCAAAATTGCCGCTGAAAGACGCGACGCCGTTGCTGCTGTCAGTGCTCCGAAACCACGTGAAGCCAAATACAACCTGTCTTATGAGCAGTACAAAATACTTGGCCGAATCAAAGAACGCGCCAATGCCAATAAAGCCAACAAGACCATTTCCGGACCCGGTGTGAGCTCATCTACTGCATAATCTCATTGCATATCTACTGCATATCCACTGCATAACCACATAATACCCCCAGCAGATAACCACCACATAACCACATAATACCCCCAGCAGATAACCACCACATAACCACTTAACCGTAAATTATACCTGTGGACGAACTTTGATCGGACCGTTAGTGGCACCGGACTCGGGTTTGCCATTCGCATTCACGACGCCGGTATCGCCGCCACTCGGACATTTCACTTGACGTTGCTCATACACGAAACAGGCACCGGTCTTGTCCTTGTATTGCAAAATGTCCACATTGTCCGGCGAAGGGTACAAGTAGACTTTACGCTTAAATGGATCCGACAAATATACCCCTATCAATCCCACAGCCAAACTCACTAAAAAAACCGGAATGTTTACATATTTTGATATTGTAAACATTTTATTTTTCAATCAATCCAAAGACACAATTGTTCTGTATATTTTATCGTCTCATCACCAATCTACCGTCAACACTCCCAAAACCATCCAACCGAATCGGACTCCAAGACTTATTTCTTACCACCTTTCTTAGCAGCACCGGCACCGGATCCCTTACCCTTTCCAGCAGCAGTAGCAGGCACTTTGGCCTCGATGAAATTAACCAAATCATCCAATTCCTTACTGGCCTTTTCCGATTCTTCCTTGC